AAGGTTGTCAAAGTCTTGTTCGAACTCGAGTTCGTTGTTCCAGATGCGCTTTACTCGTTGAGGACGATTTTCTTTAGGTGTATTCCAAAGTTTTACAAAGTCGTCAAACCAAGGAGTTGAAAATTCGATTCCGCAAGTTCGACACTTTTGATTGCAAATATTCGAAAATCGAAAATCCCAATGGATCAAGTTTAAGTCGTCTACCTTTCCATCAGTAGAAGTGGCAATAATCTTGTCGTAATGATTATCCAAATATTCGTTGTTCATGTGGCCTCGTAGACTTCCTAGGCCAGTTTCTTCTTTTTTGTAACAACGTGAACAGAAATCCGGACGAGGCTTACCGTCTAGCATATCTTTTCTTAACCCACGCATTCGTTCGCTATTCCAAACTTCCTGAATTGTCTGAGTGGAAAGATTGCCTATTGTTTCCTCAATAGGCGACATACAACACGGGTTCACGTCCTTATTGGGCATAAAGTGCATGTGAGTCCACGGAGCCATACAAAAAGTTTTAGACTCTGACAGTTCTTTTTTACTTGTCATAAATCTCTAATACCTCAATTAAATTTTTGTTACTTGGCCTAAGTACCCAACCTTCTTTGTCAGCAAGCTCTTTGATACTTGCATCAGTATCCGGAATACTAGCTACCCAATCTGTTAGTATCTTAGGAAACACTCCTAGATCTTTTCCTCGACGTTGATCATACTGTGCGTAGAATGTCTTAAAGTCGCGCCACAATGTAATAGGATTGCTAGTGCGTCTATGAGGTGCGTCTACTGTCACTAGATAATCTATTAGTCTTTCAATGCCTGCTATTTCATGTTCGTGCCAGCCTTTTTTATCCTTGTTCAATTCCCACCAGCCGCTTAGCTGTATTCTACAGTGATCCTTGATGTGAACAGGTAATGCCAGAGGACTTTGAAAGCTAGGAAATCTTAATAAATTTAAGCTAACAGTGGGTGTTCTGCTTTGCGTTAATTCTTTTAACTTATACACTTCATCAAGAAAGTCTGTAATACTGAACAAACAAAGACTATTAATCGTCATCATTATATGTATACCTGAATAATTTGCTTCAGTTAACATACGTTTAGTGTTGTGTAACCACTCATTGTAGTCTAGTCCATCGCGTATGTATTCAGCTTGCTTTCCAACTGCTTCACAACTAGTGTACAGCTCAAATTTCTTAACACCGTGACTCTTGGCTATTAGCTTATCAATTATTGCTGGTTTCGCTATGAGGTTACTATTAATAGCAAACCGCATGTCGCTGTCCTGTTTTTCAAACCAGTCAAATAATTTCCAAGTGTTTCCACTCATTAAAGGTTCACCGCCGGTAACACGCAGTTCTTCTAAGCTATCGCTAAGGCCATTATTCCACCATTTCCAAAACGCTTGTATATACGGATTATCTTCGTCATCTTTGTAAAGCTGTGTCCATGATCCGTCTTGCTGAAATGCGCCTGCACCATCAGAAACTAAGTTTTCATATGCACCATTTTTCTTAATATCTTTAGCCCAAGTAGTACTGAAACTAGCATTACAGTAACTACATGCTAGGTTACAAGTTCTGTCAAAAGCAATCTCGAACGTCTTGAGGTTTACGCTATCGTTGTGGTCAGCATCGTATGCTTGTTGTAGTTCTTCGTCAGAGTAAATAATACTTTTAAAGGTACGATCACTAACTGCGTTAGTCTCCATATCTTCCATCTTCCAACAATATTCACACTCGCTGGGACGATCGCCATTCTGCATCTGCCGTCTCATTTCTTTCTTGTGAACAGTGTTGTGTATGGCAGTAAAGTCCGCTTCTACTTCTTCGAGCGGAATATGGTGCGCTGGTGGGTGGTGGCAACTGGCCGTAGTACCGTTGCCAAGCCATGTAGTAGCGTTAAACCATTTAGCTCCACAAAAACTTTTGGATTTAGTGTCTAAAACTCTATTTTTGTACTGTTGCAATGATTCGTTGTGACGTGCTGGCATTCCAATCCTCTATTATATTTGTATACTCTGGAAACGTCTTCTTAAAATTCTTATTTCGACGAGTGTCATATGCATGTATATATCTAACAAAGTCAATCCGACTTGAATAGTCTGAGTTAGTTGTTCTTAAATACTCGCAGAATCGTTGTATTTGATCAAATTCCTCGAGATAGATCCTAGCATATTTTTCAGGACTATAATATTTAAGCCACTTTTTGCAGACGTCTTCAATTGTGTCCGCTACTAATTTTCTATGTGCTATATCTAAAAGTGTGCATTGCAGGTGTGGAGGCCAATGCATTGTATTAATACTAAGTGGAATTCTGTTAGTTTCGAAACTAGTATTGTGCTGTATACGAAGCTCTAACACCGTTTGAATAAAATCAACAAAAGTCGGAAGACTCAGTATATTAATTGTAGTCATTATGGGCACAGTACTTTTTGTTTCATTGAGAATGCGATTTACGTTTTTAATCCACTGTTTAAAATTCAGTCCGTCACGGGCGTACTCTGCTTGCCTGCCAGTGCTTTCTAAACTAGTATAGACATCTACTCTCACTCCTGCAGATTCAAGAACATTGATTTTCTTAATTAATTTATCAATCAATCTATCATCAACACATGCATTTGTGTTTATAGCAACATCTAGTCCTAATTTAGGATTTTCTGCCAAGTAATCTAACAGTTTCCATGTGTCTCTTGACATTGTCGGTTCACCGCCGGTTATCCGCAACACTTTTAAATGTTCTAGCGCATCCGGAAACCATTTCCAAAAAGCAACTACATAAGGATTTTCCTCTCTATTTTTATAAGGAATCTTTCCTGTCTTTTCTAAATAGTCTAGGTCATGTGCGCCGTGTGTAGTAGGGTAAGATCCATTCTTCTTTATATCCTCCATCCACTTACTGCTAATTTCAGGTGAACAATACGCACAGGCAAAATTACACGCATTACTAAAACTTACCTCTAGATAACTCGGATACACATCACTAGTAGGATCGCTAGCTGCAATTTCATCAAACCTGTCCCACGCCCATGTATCTGCTGTTTTATAATGCCGGTCACTAAAATAGTCTTTACCTAAGTCTTCGACTTTCCAGCAATAATTGCACTCTTCAGGCCGTTCTCCAGCTAACATCTTTGTACGCTGTTCTTTCTTAAATTTACTATTATGCAAGGCAGCAGGGTCTGCTTCTATTTCTTCAATCGGAATCTTGTGAGGTGCAGGATGATGACAGCTATGGTTATATCCATTTTGCAACATTAACGTAGTCTGTAACCACTTAGCAGTACAAAAACTACGACTGACGTTGTTTATTTTTGTTCGTTTAAGTTCTAATGCTGCAATGCGGTGTTCGTTACTCATCGCCGCTCACCAAGTATCCTTGGAGAATTAACATAGACTTGCTTAAAGAATTTTGATGCATCGTTGTCTATGCCTGCTATTTCTAGACCTAGTCTAGACTTTAGTTTATTACCTATCGTTAGTAGCTTAGAGTTAATACTTTCTTTATCTAAGTCAATGTAATTCTCTTTCCAGTATTCAGTTAGATAATCAAAGTCTCTCACCTGATTATGATCCCAGTCTGTGCAAGCCGTTAAGTAGCACCCTTCTCGAGCGCCCAACATTGCCCATTCTCCGTTTTTTACGTCGGCACCAATGTTGCACCATATTAATAATCTTTGGTAATTTTGCCACCAAACGTTCTTAATATTTTCAGATTTTGCGCCTTGGTCCAAGCTCATCTTTACTCCTTCACGAAAACCAGCTCGCCATGCTTGAAAGGGACTAGAACAAATTAAGCTGGTGCTGAAACTTTCATTGAATTGATAATATCTGTGGTCAAAGCAGAAATCAACTGCTCCGTCTGCATCATCATTGTCTGCTGCTTCGTGAGTTTTCATTTCCTGCACAAACTTTTTAGACCACAATTTAAGGCCACCGTTGCCGTACATTAATCCATTAATTGAAATTTTCCCGCACCAACTGAAAACGTGGTCTTTGGTAAGCCCTAACTTATCTAAATCTATCTGTACTTGAAGAAAAGCAGGATCAACAATATTATCAGCATCAACTGTAACAAAGTACTCTGTCTCTGACAACGCTGCGCAGGCCTTGTGAGCTGCGTCGCTGCCCTTAACGCCGTGTACTCGTTTAGCCCAAGGAATCTTCGAACATAAATCTGCGTAGTTTTTTTCTGCATTTGGCTCGTCGTATGATAGAAAGATTATATCGTAATCTACTATTTTAAGGACTGCTGTCATTAAGTTACCTCTAGTGAGTATGTGTCGAAATATTTAGTAGTATAAATGCTGAACTGTGATAACTCAGGAGTGTAACGAAATAATTTTGTTACGTCCATTTGTTCATTTTCTAAAAGATCTTTTAATAGAATATTAAAATTTTCATACAATACGTTTGGATCGTTTTTTGCTGTTATGCTAAAGTTCATTCTTATATTATCCGACAATCTATAAAGATGCTTGTCACTACGCAATTTCTCATTAGCTACTATAGTTACTTTATTACTTGTTGAATTAATAAAGAATGTAATATCAGTATTTGTATTTGTATTGGTATTGGTTGACGGAATGTTATATAATCTGTCAACAATACTTGTTACATTGTCTTCGTATTTAATTTTTTTAAGAGCTAGCTGTTTTAACGCAGAATCGTATTCTACTATGTAATCATTGAAGGATTGCTTGCCTAAAATTAAATCCTTTACTTGACTATAGGCTACCTCTATAACGTTATAGCACATGGCAGCAGCTGGTCTACTAGATACTTTAATTACTTCTCCCGTTTCTTCGTTATAATATACGTAACTCTTTACATCACTAGACGCGTCTAACGTTATTTGTTTAATAAAGTCTTCAAAGTTAGGCATCTAAATATCTCCTATATGTTTCAATTACTGCATTGTTGCTTATAAAGTTATTTTCGGTGTAGTGCAATATTCCTAATTGTTGGTAATTTCCTATCTTTATTTCACAGTTGTCGTTAATGTAAGTTCCTACGCAGTCTTGCCAGCTTGGCTGCGTTTTAACCCAATTCTGAACTTGTGGTTTCATATGGGTAAAACTAGGAAACGAAGCAACTGCATTAGTAATCAACTCATCACAGTCCAGTATCTTGGACACAATAGCAGCACTTACGTCTACACTATATCTGTCTGGATACTCTTCTTTTGCAAACTGGCCATAAAATAACTCCCAGTTATTAGTTACTAGTTCAAGCCATTTATAGAATTCATGTGCAAAGTCAGATTTTTTAAAGTAATGAAATCCGCTGTATAAATTCGGAAGGTCATTTGCGACGAACGTATTTCTGTAAAATTTGCTAGTGACCTTTTCGTTCCGGTAAGTGTGCACATTACTAACAAAATACAATTCATAATTTTCGAGAAACGTGATCCAACTTGAAATATCCTGCAACACTAACATATCAGTGTCCATTACTATAGTTCTCTCGTACGGAGTAGCGTGATATATCTTCCAACGATTTTCTATCTTCCATTCGGTATTAGCGGCATCATCACCAAACGGTATAGGAATTATCTTGTCAAATAAATGAACATAATCTGGCGGAACTGCATCGTTAGTAATTATGCTAACCGGCAACAACGGATTAGTTACCTTTACACTCATTGCTAAAAGACACGCTTGCTGCACATAGTCATCAACTGCGTTGTTTTGCGCAAGTACTACAATTCCTAGATCATTCATTAAGCACCTCGTCAATTACTCTATTTAAACTAAGTTTATTCATAACATGAATAGTTTGACCTTGTGTCTGAATCGGAGTATACTCACCTAAATAATTACGTTTTTCAATTAAAAATATCAGACTGTCATCTTTTAGCTGCCAAAGTATATCTCTGTCAGTAGTATACAACAACTTTCCGGGCATCGGCGATGCAAAGTCACCTTTCCGAAACCCATTCATTATATGAATAGCAATACTGAATGCGAAATCGTTTCTGAAAAGACTACTTGTTAAGTGATACGTTCTGTAGTAATGCGCCCAGTTGTCTTGGACGTGATTTACTAAATCAAAATAGATTTTATTATTTTCGGTCTTTCTAAAAAAGATACAAGTTGCCCAGTAAAATTCTACACTGTAATCACTTATATATTCAAACTCAATTTCATCTCGAATATTGCTAATGTCCTTTGATTCTTGATATATTAGGAAATTGTTTTTTGAATCAAAACAATGTTTATACATATCGTTGCATATAACTACGTCTACATCCAGTAACAGCGTTTGGGAGTAGGGGCTTAAATCGTATGCATCAGCTCTGAATCTATTCTTAAAACTAGCAGAAGTTTGCGATAGACTGCCGTCAAAGTACACTCTGTTATTTTGATCATCATGATACTCTAGTGGAATTACCTGATCAAAAATATTAGGAAAATTCTCATTAAGATACAGCACACTGTCAGTAACAATACTAGTAGGCAATCCTAAGTATTTTTTTACTCTTTCGGCAAGGAATGCAGCTTGCTTGACATAATCAATATGCCCGTTGTTCCTTGCAAAAACTAGGATGCCTTTACTATTTGTCATAATTAACTAATTTGCCCGGGCGTCTATTCTTCTTTAGCGCTTCATATTGTGCATAATAATGGTTTGATGCACTAAAATAAACATCAAGAATACTATCGTAAAAGTCTTCAAGATTTTCAATCATTGACGGAATATTATTATCGTCAACAAGGACAACTTCTTCAGTTAGACCTTTGTCTACTAACATAGTAACAAAAGTTATTAGTTCTTGTGAAACAGTAAACTGGCTTCCTTTGTAGAAATACAGCAAGTCTTCTTGGTATTTTTCTTTAATCAGCCGTTTTTGGTTATTTAACGTAACCATGAAATTAGAAAAGTTTAAAGCCTTTTCCAGTCGTTCGTCCATACAGAGTCTCCTATTAAGTTATAGTATATAACGTTTTCGAAAGGGTGTCAATCAGTTTATTGATTATAGTAATGAAATTGTTGTGCCAATAATGGGATCAGAATAGACCACAGTATCAGTAGACACTCCGTTAATGATAGCAGTGCCGTCTGGCACAAGGACAGAAACGTTACTAAAAAAGTCGCCAAACACGTTTTCATCAATGCCATACCTAGTATTATCAGGTCGGCCGTCAATAAACTGCACTCGTATTCTTACAGTGCTTTCGTTTAGCGCTAGTCCGGTGATTTCGTAAAAGTTACTAGAATAGGTCCCGCCGCTGCCAGTAGGCAAACGATACAGTAACCGGTATGACCCAATTAGATCATAATTACCCGAAGATGTGCCGGCTCCTACGCTATTATTGTTAAATGTTCGTTCGGCAGTTATACTAGTAACTCCCATTCCGTTTATGGCAGTTCTCCAGGCAACAGACTTAAACTGTGCGCCTGCGTAATTGTTACTAGCCGCGACGCGAATCTCGCCTCCTGCATTAAAAAAATGTCGGCGGCTAGCTGCACTCTGAAAAGACACATCAAATATATGAGTAAGGGAGTTATTCCACGTTCCTCTAACAGATTGATCGTACATCGATGATATTGCAATTCCAGTAGAATTGCGCAGTGTTTCAGCAGTAGCTTGCGACGAGTCTAGAACAAACCTATCGGTTTCGAGGTTACCTGCTAGTAGTTCTAAGGATTCGATGTAGCTCTCTTCGATTATATCAGCATTTTGATTTGTACTAAATCCGCCTTCAGGATAAGGTATCACTGAAACCCCAGCAGTGCCCACTTGGTGTATCCTAGCTCGGATTAGGTCAAAGTAAAGTTCTTCGTACTGCTCAGCTGATACTTTATCAGCAGCTTCTCCCACAGCATCATAATTACCAGTTACACTGCTGCTAGAAAAAGTCTCGCCGTAGCCGTAAGTTGGGTCAGATACCAAGGACTCGCCTAGTACTCTATTTACTGAGACTCTAAGCGCATTGTATCTCGAAGCTGTTACAGGAGTAGTTGTTGGCATATTTTATCTCTCGTATTATAGTAATTATACATTCAGAAACAAAATTATGCAAGAGAAGATTGATTAAAATAACTCGGCGCTGCAACTGAAACAGCATTGCTTTCTGCTCTGAATTGCTGAACTGTGCTAGTAAGGCTGCCGTCGACATTATTATCGATCCGTCCGTCAACTGCTCTATCATCTAGTGTAATTCTAAAAGAAATAATATTTGCGGCTAACGGGTTAAAGCTAGGCTGCGACGGTTCAGGACCAGCAACTCTTGCTTCGATTGTATATCTGTTTCCGTTGTATATGCTGCTAAACGAACCGACTCCTATTCTTTGAAATATAACTTGCCAGCTAGTAGTAAGATTGTAGTTTCCAGTACTAGTGCCCGAACCAGTTCCGGTACCAGAAGTGCTGTTGTAGTTAAAAGATACGGTTTTTATTGCATTTAATAACAAAGCCCAGTCTTTTCCTTTACTGCCGATGGAGCCAGTATTTGACGCACTAAATCGTATTTGGCCGCCTGAGTTAAAGAAATGCCGCCGTTGATCTGCGTCAGTAAATGTTACTCTTATTTCGTGGGTTCTAACGCCGTTCCACGGCGTAATAATCCTATTAGTAATGGCAGGCTCTATTACTGCTTGCGAGGGATGGATTAGAAACTTATCTGTCTCGATATCGTCCATTAATGATTCAAAGTCAGCTATGCCTTTAAGCATACCGTCAGCGTCTGCCGATGTTTGCCCTTGATCGTTAACAAAAAAACTTGCTTCCTCAGCAACAACATTTAAGTTCTGGATTACCTCAGCAATTGCTTGATTACCAAAACCAACTTGATGTACTCGTGCGCTAATCATATCTTTGTAAATGTTGTTAATGTCGTCGGCAATTATAACGCCTGTTTGATTACTGACCGGAGAACTCGACACTAGTTCTCCGTATCCGTTTTGTCCAGCACCTGTTCCTAAGATAAGTTTAATCCGTTCATGTAAATTTGTTATTCTTGCTGCTGTAATTGCTGCCATGTTAGATCCTTATACCTTTAGAACGCATTCTACTAGCTTCTCGCCCTGAACATCACTAGATTCCAATGCAATACCTACCATACTTGCACCTGTGTGCGAAGTACAAGCTAATCCGTTACCGTGAACATATACTGCTTGCCCTTTCTTCACAGCACCCACTACTCGTACAGGAACTCGTCCTTTTAATCCTATTGCCTGTCCTTCTGCTGCACTGTTCATTAAGTAAGCAGGTTTTTCTGAAATTACACCTATTGCAATTTCGCCTGCGTTTGCAGCACCTGTTTCGTGTAATCTGTGTGAACATACTGACATTACCGTACCAATTGCGTAATATTTATTGGTTGAGTAAATTTCTGCTAGGTCAGCGTAACGTGCTTGTGTTGCGGTGCCTTGAAATAAATTTGCAGCTAGGTTGCCAGTGGCATCTCTTACTGCAACGGTATTTACTAACGCACTCACACTAGCTTTTCTAAAAGTGGGTCCTGACCCAACTTGTAGTTCAGTTGCATTAGATGCAAGACCTACGAAATTAACTGCATGGATATCTTGCAATTTATTAGTAGTAGACCCAATATTAAATACCGGATCTCCTTCACCTGTTTGGCCGGCTGGCACTACTTCTGGTATAAGTCCAGTTGCATTAAAAGTAAAAGAATGTGCCAACACACCTCCGCTGTCACTAGTCTTGATCTTAATAACACTGTTCTGACCAGTTAAGTTTTGTATTACGCCTTGGTTGCCATTTTCAATCTTTAACTGTAGATCTTGAGAATCACCAATTGCAATGCCTGCATCCGGAAAACGCACTATACTATTAAACGTAGTTGAAGTCCGTGTAACGTAATCTGATGCTGCGAAGCCGCCCAGCTTGTCAGCATTACTAGCAGTACCCCAGTATCGGAAGTCGTTGCCGGCTATCGCTTGACTGTTTGTTACGCCTGCGTCTGCGAGTTTAGTCCACTTTAGCGTTAGTCCTTTCTTAATCTTATCAAAGCCAATAATTGGTGTAGCTGCATTTAATTCAAACTCGACAGCACTAATAACATAGATAACCTCGTCGCCGATAGTAGCCACTATTAGACTACGAGTTGCGCCCGCTGTATCTAATAATTCGAGACTCTGCATCTGCGTTACGCCATCGCCGGCGTTCTGTGGTCCTATTAGCACATAGCTAGTGCCGTTGAATGCATATAACTGATCAGAAGATGTATCCCACCAAAAATCACCAATTGATAGCCCGGTAGGCTCGTTTAGGGCTATTTCTGACCCGCCGGTAGTCCGCCATTGGCCGCCGTCGTAGAATTTTAGCTTGCTGTTGCCTGAATCAAACCAGACCTGACCACTAACAGGACGTGCTGGTTGATTTGCTCCGGAAAAACTTTCCAGCAAGAATAGGAAGTTTTCGTTTTGAATTTCGCCGTATCCTGCATAGTTCTTTCCGATAAGTTTTAGATCAGTTGTTTGGTCAATAGTGCCATCGTCAACAACTGTTAGTAAAGTATTATTGTATCTATCAATTTGATAAGCCATTTTAAATATAACCCCTAGCGTTTATGTTATTTATCATTTATAGGTAGTCTGTTGCTGTCTGAAAAATCCACTCTGTACCGTCTGACTCATAAATCATTAATGCTCGAGACGGCGTTAGCTGCACTTGCCCTGATGCAGTAGGTAACAAAAAATCCTGTATTACGTCTACTGTACCGCCTAATGCTTTGTCAACTTCGACGAAGTTGCGGGTAATATCAGCATCGACAAACTGCACACCGCTAACAGATGCTCCTGCATAGGACACTGTGAGAATCTTAACAACTTTTCCGTCAGTAAGCGTAGTAGGCGCATACATATCAGCAAGATAGCCAGCAACGGCATCCTGTAACGTCCCTCCGGTTCCCAGTGCAGTAACATCTAGTGAGAAAAACACTGGTGTTGCTGCAATTTCTGTATCTGTATACACCTTGGTTGCTGCGTCTTGATCGCTAGTTGGGTTAGATAAGTTAGAAATTATTTGCGAACTTACACTAATGCCGTTTGAGCTAGCTAAAGTCAATACGTTGCCCGGATTGGCAGTTATTGTTGATCCTGCTATTCCAATGCTATCAACGTTTAGATAATTAAGTGTACCAATTTCGACCAAATCAGGAGCTGTTTGTATATTAACAAGACTACTGTTCGTAAGCTTGTCTAGGCCGCCTATTCGATAAGCTCGGTTTGTATTGGACACGTTTACATTTACGCTAGAAGTCCAAGCATTAGTTGCTTCCCGCCATTGCCACGTTTTAGTACCTCCGTCGGATGTATCAAGTGTAAGACCCGCTTCGTCTGCATCTATTGCGGATAGCAATGCACCGGTTGAAGTTTTAGCAAGTTCAATATTTTTATCTTCTACGGTCAAAGTAGTAATATTTAAGTTAGTAGTTTCACCTTGTACTATTAAAGACCCAGTAACTCGAAGATCTCCTTCGACATCTAACGTGTATGCTGGTAGTCTGTTCTGGTTAAAAATACCTACTCGGCCGGCGCTTGCATCTATGTAAATACCGTCAACTGTGGTTGCGCCGAACTTGCTTGACGATACTCTTAAACTTATGTCATGGTCGTTTAACTGATTTTCTATATAAAATCTTGGCCCTACAATTTTTTGTACGTTATTTTGTGAGGTTCCTATGGTTAGTCCGCCAGAGTTTTGTATAGTAAGAGTACCGGTTGTAATTCCATTAGCGTTTGCTGGTAAGAAAGAGTCAGCTGTCCTAACTACTCCGCCCTGTGTTACAAGAGCATTTGCAGATTCTGCGATTCCTCTAAACTTAAACGAACTTTTATTAATAACATTAAAGCCTTCAAATATTGTGCCAGCAGGATTGTCACTTGTTACTAGAGCAGCAATACGCTGACTAAAGACCGGAATAAATTCCAGACTGCTAAAAATACCAACCATTGATCCGCCTACATAAAGGTACGCAACTGTACGCGAACGACTTTGCTGATCTAGTAGTGTGCCAATCTTAAATCCGCTCTCTCTTTCAGCCGAGGTGTATTGCGGCCCTATTAAAATAGTATCAGTTCCGTCAAATGCATATACTTGATTATTCAGGTTGTCAATCCACAAGTCGCCTGCTACCATTTGAGGACGAGTATCCTGGACAAACGGGCCACCACTCGCTTTCCATACTGTGCCGTCAAACACCTTCAGGCGACGATCAGATCTATCCCACCAAGTTTGACCTTCTAACGGGTTGCTAGGAGCGGCGCTATTCGAGAAATTTTCAAGCAGCTTGACGAAATTTTCATTAAATAGCTCACCATAACCTGTATAGTTTCTACCTACTAGCACAAGATTAGTGCTGTTTTTATCAATTTGTCCGTCAATTAAATTAGTAAGTAGTGTTCCGTCTGTTTTGTTTATTTGATAGCTCATTCTTAGGTTCCAGTATAAATTATGTAGTTAATAGCCAGGAACGGGTTCATTACTGAAAGCGGATCTCCTAGGGCGTCGTTTGTCTTTACTCCGCCACTTGATGCGAGACCTTGTGTGCCGCCGAGCCCGGGCTCAGTCGACAATGTAATTGCTTCGTCGTCAACTGGTTCGCCTGACCCCACTCTGAATCCGTAATACTGTGTTCCTGAATTTCCTTGAAGGTCGTGTTCGTGTTCTGGTAGGTTACTCATCTCAACCGTTGCTGATTCAGAACCGTTATTGCCGCCAATAACATCTGCTGCCGCATCTGTAACTCTGTTAGAACTTACACCGTTCATGTTGTCAAGTCCCATTGGGAACCTACCGCGCATGTCAGGTAATGCAAACAACCCTACTCCTTGGTCACTTAATAAAGCAGAATCCTTAAAATTAAAACCTATTACTTCAAATAACGAAGTAAACTCTGATCTCCTTACTTCGCTACCGTCGCATAGCAACCAACCCGCTGGCGCCTCTTGGCCACCGTAAGGCATTATAGCTCCTGCAGGTATAAGAGGAATCGAACTTAGCAGATTACGTTTAGTGACCTTGAATACACCAGTACTACCTGTTACTCTGTTTACTAATATCTCGTCTGCATTATCTACATCAAATATAGTGTCTTTGTTTGATATAAAACTATTGGATATTCTAATTTCGAATGTTTTATTAGTACCGCCAGTTTGCCCGTCAAACGCAAAACTAGTATTTTCGACGTCACCTGTTACGGCAAACGTCGTGGCGCTAGCTAGTCTGCTGGCACTGCCTGCTCTGCCTGACACAGTGCCACTTACGTTACCTTGTAGATTACCAAAGAACGTTTGTGCATGGATCTGATCATAACGATTACCTAGAGCACCTATAGTTCTAGCAGTGTTTGTGTCAGGCAAGATATTTGCAGTAGTAGTTGATCCTGTAAACTTGCTATTTCCTGCAACATTAAGATTTTTACCTATGCCTGCGCCGCCCAGCGTAACAATCGATCCTGAACTTGTATTAGTACTGTCTAGAGTGCTCTCAACACGCAACAGCCCTGACGTTGTATCACCACTAAGCGGCGATACCTTGATGTTTCCTTTTACATCTAATGATTCTTCTGGAGCTACGTTATTAATGCCTACTAAGCCCGCGGCATCTATTCTCAAAACAGTAGGAGTAGTAGTACTGTTTCTTAGTCGAAAGTCAATGCTGGCTCCTGAGGTGTTGTGCTGGAAAATTGCTGTCTCGTCGTCTATTGCTATGTTTAGCTGGCCGCCGGCACCTATTTTTATTCCTTCGTTATTTTTAATTCTTAAATCAAAGTTAGTAGTAGACGGTGCATCACCTCGCAGGAATGAACTTGCGGTAACTGTCTCGCCAGATACTATAAGATTCTCAGCTTTTTCTGATATGCCCCAGTATTTTAAAACGTTAGTTCCTACAAGAGCAGTTGCGCTGACGTTAAGGCCCGGCTTTATTCCTGACCTATACCCTGCTATAGCAGACTTTGGCGTAAATTCTTCAGAACTAACAATTATAGCGGGCAAATCCTCAATTTTAATCGCAAGTACAGTGTAGGTTTTGTTGTCTGTTCCTATAATTTGTTGTGATTGTGCTCCTGTTAGCAACCCATCACTAAAATTAGGCCCCACTAACACCCAGCTAGTGCCGGTGAAAAGATATAGTTGCTGACTTTCGGTGTCAACCCATAGATCGCCCGGTACTGAATTTGATACAGCTGGTTCCGAACTTGCTTTTTTTAGGCCGCCACTAGCGACCCAAGAAGTGCCATCGTAAACTTTAAGTTGATCAACACCCGTACGAGTGTCGTACCATAGTTGACCTTCTACAGGGCGCTCAGGAGAAGTATCATTTGCAAAGTTTTCTAACAGGTGCAAGAAGTTTTCACTAATTGCTTGCCCGTACGAAGTTACATTTCTTCCCGGTAGTGATAACGCAGTTGACGTAGTATCTAATCTGCTGTCTTCGACAAATATAGATCCCTTGTTAACCTCGTCAGTGTATCTAATTTCGTATGCCATACTTTACTCCTTAACCTGCTAGACTCTGAATACGCACTGTATAATCGATCTGTATTAAGCGATTAAGTGATTTTTGTACTGGGTGAAATATAACGTGCGTCATTAAGCGTCCAGTTCCTTCTGGTGAAAATGCTCGCAGCCCTAGCTCATCAAATACAAATGCATCATTAGCGTTAGTTGCAGTGTCAAATGCCTGCTGGCCGTTAGGTTCGCCGTAATCTAACAGACAGCTAATAATTAAGTCAGTGTAGTTAGTGCCACTAAGATGCCTTGTTTCTATTCTGTTTCTGGCTGGGTCTGTATTGTTTACGCTTCTGTCGTCTACAATTTTTGTGTATGTCTGGTTGTATAGACTTGCGTTTGTTCCTGTAGAGTTCGGAGTAAGATACGTAATAATACCTGTCTGATCTACTATCGTTCCGCCATTGCCAAAACTCATCTCGTAAACAAAACCTTGACCGGCGTTAGACAAGCTTTCTGCTAGCGAGATACTCATATTTTCGTAATGTATAGCATTACGTTTGTTTACGTACTCGTAATTAGTTACAGGGTCAAAGGCTCTAATATGTCCTGTTACTCTTATACCGTTATTGTCTTGCATAATTCCGCTCATTGTTTTTCCTATACTGTATTTATTCTGGCAGCTCTGAAGTTCCTGCACGTAAGAAGCTTGCTATTGGGTTATTTGCTGTTGAAAGAGATTCACCTAGTTGAGTCCACAATCGACCAACTTTTTTAACCACTGTTACTCGAACGTCTTTGCCTGGTACTGTAGTTAGCACAATTTCCCCATCTAAGATCTCAAAATCTGCAGGTATACTAACATCACCAGCTGGACTGTCCAGAGCAACCGTTGAGTCAAAAACCTGCGTTGCTTGCTTACGCAACCTAGCTCCACCAACAAAAACCTCAACATCATTTATTGATGTTACTTCAAAGGCGTCAAACCTAATCTTAACCTGATTAGCTAGTGATAAAGTGTTGTCAATCACTGCTTGGTCCATTTGCTGCGCTGTGCCTGTTACTCCGTCTGCTGTGTAATTCTGTACAAGCGTAGTATCTTTGTAGGGAATATTTTTATTGCTATTCTGATCATATACTCTTGTTCTAATATTGTGAACTTCTGCTGTGCCTGTTCCTAGTGTTCCGCGACGTAATTGACGTAAGGTGTTATCTTCTTTAACAAAGTACTCAATTCTCTCTTTGTCAATAAAGATAATACCTGGCAAGTTTCGACCTTTGTCAGGTTCCGCTAACGCAGCGCCGTTTTCGACTTCAATTCTTAAATCGTAGTTATTTAACGGTTGTGCAAGAGTAGTTGCTGCGCTATCTAAACGCTTAAAGTGCGTTCTGTTTAGCATGTCTTTAAATTGACGGTACGCAAACGCTGGCACACTTACTGGAGCAGCAAAGTGAATTACTTCAATAACGTCATCTGCTGCTGGTCGTTTTATTATCCTAACGTACATTCTGTCGTCCGAAACGTAGTAGTCAACACTGGGCGTTAGCAGCTCACCATTACTAGTTACCCACACGTACTGTGCATCTACGGCTGGTTCGCGCAGCTTTATTTCGCCTACTGTTAATCTATTATAGGTCGCGTACTGCATTTCGCTAGTGCGCAGAACAGTACGAGAAACTACGTCGTACCTAATTCTTTCAATATCTATAATGTCGTGATTGCTAAACTGGTAGACATCAACTGATTCACCATCTACTGGAGCAGTGTTTAACGCAATCGTGTCACCTAGAATAGTATAATCGCCTTTGGCAATTACGTATATTTCTAGTATGTCTCCAGGTATTCCTACTTCGTCAGTTAATATTATTGAACTGTTGGCAATCTCTAAACGCCATTGTGTTGGTGCTACAATTCTTTCACCGTTGAGGAATACACCGAGGTCCTCTGTACTAAGAGAGCCCACTGGTTGCTGGAATGTTTCTAGCGCATACTCCCTTTGGTTATTTAGCGGAACAGTAAACTGTGCATTATATCCTGCGTTAAGAATACTGTTTCCTACCTTAACTAAAATATTATGTTCTGTTGGCTCTGAATACAACGGTGCTTGGTTCAAAATAAAGTTAGTTGTAACACTGTCGCCTACAAACGTATCTCTAGAAACACGACTATAATTAAGTTGAGTGTTGTTGTCAAACACCGAGTACTGTATTTGCTGTCCTGCTGCTAACGGGCTTCTAAATCTTACACCTAGCTTTCCAGAAGTATCCTTGAATATAATTACGTCTTTTGGTACTCCGTTAACTGTTACAAATACGCTTGCGCTTGCCAAATAATCTACTACAGTAACGTACTTCACCTTTCGTGCAACAGAAGTAATGTTGCCGTAATCAAGAATGCCTTGTCCTCCTAAAGAACGACTTGCGATGTTAAATTCTACATCGTCTATCGGTGCATTAACAGTTATTGTGTTATCACTCCAGTTTATGGTGTATTCACTTGTGTCTAACAAACGATTGTCAACTTTAACAATAACAGAGTCAGCAGTACCTGGAACAATCCCAAGGTTGTACGTATCAATAGCAGCATCCATTATATAGCTTTGTGTGTAGATTACGCCCTGACCTGTACCTTCTCTGTTGTATACTCTGATATCAAGAGTGTCTAATACTTGTCCAGGAACAAGTTCCTCTGGACCGCCACTGGTTGTTGGTGTTACAAACCCGTCGCCGTCGACTATGATTTCTTCTGGTTTTACACCCTTAGCAGTGGTGTATGCTAGGTCGCCGCCTTTTAGTGCTAGATCATAGCTGTTCGTATCAGGATCAATGCTACCGTCACTTGTAATTTTCCTAATTATTAGCACATCTCGATCTGTAAGCACAATACCCAGGTCGTCTAGATCAACAATAGTTGTTGTACCGTCACCAATA